GGCGAGGTGCCGACTGGGCCGCCTGCAGCAAAGCCGGGGATACGGCCCGATCGCCGCATCGCTTCCAGAAAGCCCAGCACGCCAGGCTGTCGCACCGCCCGCGCCGGCATGATGTATTCGCCACGCGAAAGCCAAGCCAAGTTGCTATCGGATGTTCCGGTGCCGCGACCGCCGAGCAAGCCGCCGCTGGCTTTGCCAGGAACGCCGCCGCCACCGCCGCCGCCACCGCCGCCGCCCAATATCTTGCCGGCCGCCAAGGCAATCTGCTGCAGCTTTGCCAGGAAGACATCCCATCCCGACGCCGCCGTCTGTCCCGCCGATGCCGCCGTCTGCCCCGCCTGCGTTACCGTCGTCCCGAACGACGTGAATGCCGTCGCCGCCTCTTTTGCTGCCCCCGCGGCCTGTTGCCCACCCTGTTGCGCTGCTGTTCCCCATTGCGTGAACAACCCCGACGCCTTTTCTGTTTCTATTCCGACTTGCTGTACCGCCGAACTAACCCCACCAAATAACGAAATCAGTGAATTCACCGCACTCGCGACCGGGTTGAGCCCCAGGTTCGCGGCAGACAATAACGTGCTCCATGGTATCGATTCCATCCGTGCGCCTAATGCCTGCACGGCTCCCGATACAAGATTGATTCCAGCCGTCAACGCCGGCGCAAACGAGATTGTACTGAGCCGATTAAACGAGCTTTCCAGGCGATTGATCGCCGCATCAAGTTCGGCGGCTTTGTTGGCGTCTTCCGCCGAAATCAACCCTCCCACCTTGAACCCGGTCAGATTGCTTCCGGTTTGCAAAATTCGGATCAGCTCCGCTCCAGCCGCTCCGAACGCCTGAGTGGCCGCCTTGCTGCGCTCCATGCTGTCCGGCATCCGCTCCAGTTGCCGGATGAATGCCTCAAGTCCGGTAATCCCCTGCTCGGATGCCAGTTTGCTGCCCAGGATTTCGCCGACACTTTTCGCCGACACCCCGGCCCGCTCCAAACCTGCGCGGAATTTGTCTACTTGCTCGACACCCTTCCCCAGTTTGATCGCCTGGTCGTTGATCTTGTTGACCTCGCCCGCAAAAGCAATCGTCGCCTTGGCAGCGGCGGTCATTGCCGTGGCAATCGCCGCGCCAACTGGAATGGCCGCCAGGGCCATTGCTTTCAGGGCGCTCTCTGCCGTCTGGATGCCCTGAACGAGGGTTTCCAGCCGCCCGGCCTTGCGCACCGCGGCTTGAATCTTGTCGATGGCGTCGACGCCCGTGACGCCCATCTCCTGCAGTTTTGCCGTCACCTCGTCCGGCTTGAGCTGCTTGAAGCCGCCGACCTGTTCCGCCGACGTGGTGATATCGGCAAACGCCTTCTGGCCGGCCGAGCCAATATCGGCGAGCTGCCGCTCGATCTCGGCGCCACCATCGAGCGCAATCTGGATGGATAGTTTTTCGACCATTAGTTACCCTTGAAATGCTTGAGAAACAGCATGCCAATCTTCGCGGCGTGTTCCTTGACGATCTCGGTTATGCGCCACCTTGGCTCGATGCGAACCAAGGGCACGCCGATATAGAGCGGCTTGCGGTCGCGGGCCGGGTCGTTGGCATCGAACAGCATCGGCTGGCCGCGCACAGTCGCCGAAACCAGTTTCTTTCCCGACCGGCGAGCTGTTGGCCCCCCGCGCGTGGTCGGTATCCACATCAGCGGCTTGCCCGAAATGGTCGCGCCGAACTCGAACACACCGGCGTAGCCGATTTTGTGAAAGATGGTGGCCTTGGCCTGCAGTGACGGTTCGCCGCCTTCCGTTGCGCCTTCCGTCCGGTATTGCAAACCGGATTGCCATTTTGGTCCGAACCGGCCGGAGCCCGCGATGTTGCTGCGACCTTCCTGAACCGACTCGGCGGCAACGTCGCGCAAAGCTGCAACTGCAGCCGTCGCCACCGGCCGCTGCTTGTCGCGGATCATCTGGAGCCAACGCGGCTGATCGACCGTGACCTTGAACTGGGCCATTAGCCGGTGATGTCCTTGATTGTCTTTTCGATCGTCTCGCTGTCGCCCTGCGCGCCGATGGCGGCGATCGTCAGGGCGCCGGCACGATCGATGCGGTCGAGCTTGTCGTTGAATTCGACATAGGCCGCGATCTGCCGCGGCGTCAGGCTCATTGCATAGTCGGGCGGGAACCCTCGTCGGATGAGGGCTGTGATGGCGATGGCGATTTCCGCAAGCGCACTTTGACGGGTTTCTCTCCTTCGCCCGCTCCTGGCAGGAACGCCGTCATCGCCTCGATGAAGGAGGTCAACCCGTTTGGGAATGTCAGCCCGAAAATTGCTTTCAATAATCTCAACTGATCTTCGACCAGCAGCGCGCAGGCGTGGCGCTCATATTTCTCATCGCCGAGATGGCCGCAGCCCGCCGCAATGATGGGACCGATCGCACCACCGAACCGCTCTATCAATCGCGGCCCGATATCACCGCCGCCGCCGAGCAGCACCCCAAGCTCAGGGAAGCGCGCCACAATGGACGCGATGGCATCGCCATGCAGGCCGCGCACGGTGATCCGCATGCCGTCAATCTTGACCACCTCGACCGCCGTCGATGGTGCAATGTCCAGAAGGTCTGCCATTAGTTACCTCACGGCGTTACTGTGTCGTGGATTGTCCAGACACCGAAGTAACCGTCAGTGTCCTTCTGCACCTCGGCCTCAATCTCGATGGTCGAGAAATCATCCTTGTCGGTGATGAAGCTGAAATCACCGGATGGCACGAACGAAACGGTCCCCGTCCAATCGATCTTCTGGCCGATCTCATTGGACCCGATGACCTTGAGTTCGCCGGTGAACTCGGTCTTGGAAAGGCCGTTGATGGTGATGGCGCCGGGTACGGTCGTATCCACATCGCCCTGCGCGAAGAACGAAAGGTTTGCGGCCGTGATCTCGTCGAGCGTAAATTTTACGGTGGCAGCTACCGATACAACTGCCGTAAAATCTTTTGTCTTCACTCCTTCTCTGGAACTGAAGTGTTCCTTTCTTTCGACCGAAGGCGAGAACACAAATGACGGACAGTTGCCAAGATCGACAAGTGAGCCACCCTCTTCTGTAAAGCTCACAACGCCTTTACCAATATGATAGTTCTGGACATCCGGTGACGCGGGCATTGCCTGTTCTCCTTCTAGAGTTGTTCTGGCTGGAGTGCGTACTTAAATTGAAACTGTGCCGACATCGCCACGAACTCCGTGCGCGACCAACCCACATCGGTCTGACATCCGAGATATCGGATGGTGCCGTCGCCGCGCGGACTGGATTTGGCAACCAGATTGTTGAGTCCGGTGTCGAACAACACCAGTTTAATCAGGTCCAGTCGCATCACTGACAGGCTTGAACCGTCCATGTTAGGAGTGGCAAAGACGACAATCCCCGGCGTCATCTGCACCATGACCGGGCTGTTCGACCGGCGATTTTGTGCGTCGTTGGCTTCCTCGTCGCCGTCGAGCACGACTACGGCCGGCTTCTGATCTTCTGTGATGTCAACATTGTTGCGATGCGCCGAGCGAATGTTCGGAATGGTGGCAACCACCTCGACCAGCCGCGCCAGGATGTTCTCGCGAACATCAGCCAAGGGACGCCTCCTTCAACAGAAACCGCACCTCGCCGGCATCCTCGCCATTCGGACTGCCGCGCAGTTCATAGGAACGCACAACCCAGGCGCGGCCGTTGAATGCAAGGATCGCATCCATGTAGTCGTCGCGCGCGATGCCGTTGTCGGACAGCTCGGGGATGCGGGCAAAGGCACCAGGGCCGACGCTGCGCACTTCCACGCCGCCGCTAGTGTTGGTCGTCGGCCGGGTGTCGTCGATCACGGTCAGCGCGACCTCGGTCGCCCCGGCGGTCAGCGTCGCCGGCACGCCGAGCGCGTCATAGATAGGGTCATAGAGCAGTGCGCTGTAGTCGATCACTTGTGTCGCCTGATCCGGTGAACGCCCTTGCGATAGCCCTTGTTCAGGGCCGCATTGCAGATTGCCGCAGCACTCGACTTGCTCTTGCCCTTGCGCCGCAGCGCTTCATAGCACGCCGGATTCTTGATGGACGGACCATGTTGCCCACGCGGCATGGTTTCCTCCTGTTTTTCCGATGATGCGAACCGATGGGATGCCGAACAGCAACGCGACCAGCATATACAGGCCGATCAACGCCACCACTGCGAGGTAGCCCTTCTGCACGTTGCCCGGCACCGCCATGCCCATCCACGACAAGAACCAGAGGATGATCGCACCTACCAACAACAGGACCGCGATGACGATCGCGATGTTGATGATTCCGAGCACTATACCGCTGAGTGACATGGCAATGCCTCCCTAGGCGATGTGTAACCGCCGGTATGGCTTGATGAGCTCGGACGCCGCCGCCGACAGGAAATCGGACGATCCGGTCGTCGACGAGATCGACGGCGTGAAGTAGGACACGCGCGCGTCGCCATGCTGCACTTCGCGGATGGTGGGATCACGGTAGCTGGAGGTGCGGCCGGCGTTGACCGCATCGATCACCGCGCGCTGCAGCCGGGCCGGCGCTTCTTCCGGCAAGTCATAGCCACCCGAATAGCTGACGGTGACGGTGTCGACCCAGCAATAGCCGGTGCTCATCCACAGCCGCCCGCTGGTCGGGTCGAAGCTGTAGTCGGTCCCAGCCATGCCGGCGACCTCGGTCACCTCAACCACCGGATAGAGCGACAGCGTCAGCGCCTGGCGCTGCAGCATGTCCTCGTAGCGATCAAAGGTGAAGGTCTCGACCACCTCGGCGAGTCCAAAACGCCGGTTGCAATACTCCGCAATGATGCGTGATTGAAACGTGATGGCGGCCTGCAGCGTGGCGTCCTCGGTCGTGCCCTCGATGCCGAGCGCGAGTTTGAGGTCGTCGAGGCTGACCAGGTCAGGCCCGGCGCTGTCGGGGTCTTCGCTGATGATTTCCAGGGTTGAGTGCATTTACTTGAACCTGACGGGTTCGAGCGCACGTTCGGTCGTCCGAGCGTCGCGGCCATCGGTGCCGCGCTTGACGGCGAGGCGCCATTCGTCCGACTTGCCGGGCTTGGCTGACGTGTCGGCCTGCGCGATGAAGAACGAGCCGCCTGATGTGACGCCGTCGCCGGCGGCATAGGCGGTGCCCTCCTTCCAGACGCCCGCATCAAGGACAACGGCTGTCTTGATTTCGTGGACGATGTCGCCGATGGCCCAGCGTAGGGTCCGGCCGCCGTCCGAGGTCGTGACCGACGCCGTCTTGATGGCGCGGCCGACCTGCTCGGCGACGTAGTCCTGCAGGAACGTCAGGTCGCCGGCGTTGCGGCCGGTCTCGCCCTTGATGCCGCGTTCGCCGGGCGGCCCTTGCTTGCCTTGTTCCCCGCGCTCGCCCTTTGGGCCAGGAACGCGCGCGAGCGCACGCACCTCGTCCAGCGCAAGCTGACCCATGCGCAGACAAACGCCGATGGCCTGGTGAATCGTATATTGTGGAGCAGGGATCATCACTGCCTCTTATGCCGCCAGCAGGATTGCGATCACGGCCGCCTCATCGTCGTCGTGGTGCCCGGTCGCGCTGCCGCTGAATTTCATGATCGTGCCCTGGCCGTTGCCGCGGGTGCCCACGACTCCCTTGCCTGCAACCGCCAGGCTGAGAGTGACCGCGGCATTGCCGGCCTGGCCGCACGCGCCGACCGCCGCGGCCCGAACGACGAATTGAGCCGCGCTCTTGCCGACCGCGCCGACGACGCCATGGGCCTCGCCCCGGAGCTGCGGCAGGACGCCATAGCCACGGCCGACGACCGGGAACGGCCGCTGCTGCGGCGGGTAGTAGGCACCACCGCCATCGACAGGAACCTCGACCGCCTCGACGGTCGCATCGAGCGCATCGAGCGCGCCGGCCGCCTCGTCCACAGTC